AACAATCTTCGACCATTCTAAGTTGATTCGCGTTCTTTACTGCCTTATTCAGATTAGACAAAATCTTATCACCCATTCCAGTAATACCAGAATGTGTGTATACAATTGCGTCTTTAGGAATACGTATTTCAACCATATTCTTTGACCCATTTGTATATGACTTACTAGGATCATCTTTATCTTGTGAGTAAATAAAATATTCATTTACATCGGCAATAATTTCAGCATGACCTTGTGCTTGCTTTTTAATGATTTCGCGAACTTTCCTTGTTCGCCTAGGATCTAGTTCCCTTAGTTCTTGTATACCACTTTTAATATTCTTGCCGATCATGATGTGGTGATATTGTCTTCCGTCAATATACCATTGACGGAATTTACCCCAACCAAGATTTTCAAAATTATATAGATGTAAAATTTTTTCCATTTCTTCTAGCATTTTTGTCTTGACAGATTCACTAAAATCTGCATCAGATAAATCCAAAGAAACTGTTTCTACATTTTTTTCATATACGATTGCATCATCGGTTATTTCGGTTATCGCCCTATCAACTTCTTGATTGGTTGCAACTTGTCGATACTGATTTATTAATTTTTCGTCATTAACATCCGTATTAACATCCCAAGTTAACCCATATATTTTGCGAAGAGGGTACGAAGAATCCACAACCTCGTCTTGTGAGCCGTCCACATTAGCGGGTATAGCAAAGGATTCATCGGCTGAAGTTTTAAGTTCAGCCTCTTCGCGTTTTGCAAAGTATTTTAAAAAAGGAAATTTTACATCATCAAACATAGTTTATTTACACCGTACCGAAGTAGTCATACGCCAAAGTTATTTCAAACATTTCTACACTATTATTATCTTCCCAATCGAGTGTAACCTCGCCGACACTGGTAGGGAATGCACCAGTTAATTGCTGTTTATAAACCTCGTCACCTTTACGGTTGAAACGTTTAACTGTAGCAATCTTTTTATAGTCGTCTGGTTGCTCACCAGTAATTTCTTGACCTTGACCCGCCGCCAACGACATCCAATCCAAAACTTGTTGTCTTGTATTTTGACCTTCTTCGTTGTAGACTGTAATAGTCCACGCATCAAATTCACGATCTCCCGCTATTTTAATCTTTCGATTCTGATACGATACTAGTACTTCTGGTACAATTCCAGACGGCATACTTGCCGCTTTGCATTTGAATTCGAAATTCCGACCTAAGAACGGTATTTCTACCGCAAATAGGTTAGGTCTTGCAAAGTCACCAGATTCGTATGCCGATCTAATTCCATCTAAATTAAGTGCCATTATATCTGTTCCTTATCTTGTTAATAGTTCTTGAAAATCCACTCCACTTCCAGTTGCAATAAAATTTAACTGGATGAAGTTGATAGAACGTGCAGGTTTAATATAGATATCGGCAATAAATTGATTAGTATCTATAACTTGTGCCGTGTTATTTGTTTCGTCTACAACTGTAAAGTATTCGATAATGCCGCGTTGAGCCTGAATGCTTTGTAAATATTGATCCATTTCAGCCTTAAAGCTAACTCTGGTAAAATTATCATTCAGTTCAAATAAGCGATTTTGTGAAGCATCACTAATTGCCTTTTTCAATACGTTAAACAATCTACGAACGTTTATTCTATCAAATGCAGTCGAAGTAACCGCCGCAGTTTTATCGCCATATAAATAAAACCCTTGACCAGAAAATGCTACAACAGGATTTATGCCATTTTCGTACAATGTGTCTCTAAATGATTGATTAGTAGATAATGCCAATTTAGTAACACCGCGCAATTGACCGCGATTTACACCCGCAGGGCTAAACCAAGGAGCGGCAACATTATCAGTGAATACACATAAACCTGCAATATCGGCATTAAGTGGAATCCAACGGAATTTGTCATTATATTTATCGTATTGATATTTATAGTTGCCGTCAAAAGCTACATAAGACGATGCAATATTCAATGTTTCATTTTTATAATCAACGATATTCGCAATTGCGTTAGAGACGCTAGACGCATCAACTACATCAACTTTTACAGGAGATATAAATGCGATTGCGTCTTGACGTATTTCCATCAAATCTCTAAGTTTTTGTGGAATAGATGTGCCGACCTCAGCACCGTCACCACAAATAAATAAGTTAACATATAGCTCATATCTGTCTTCGAATGAATCCCAAGCTAAATTATACGCCGCCTCTAAATCACCTTCGCCGTCATTGCCACCCGCTAAAAGTGTGTCTGCATTACTAAGTACAGACGGCGTACCACTAATTTTAATATAATTACTGCTACGGTCTAATACATCGGTAATGAATAAGCTATTATTATAAATGTCTTTATCATTAGGATTGTTTGAAACTAAATGAGTTTCTACAACAGCACCGTCAAGTCTGACAATAATACCAATCTGGTCGTCTACTAATTTAAACGCAAAATATTGAGAATAAGATGAAAAGTTTGATTCAGATTCAAACGACTCAACAGATATTCTATTTCCGTATTGACCAACGTATTTAGCCAATAAGTTGCTACCTTCTAACCATATTGCCGCTGTAGCATCTGGACGAACTGCGCGCAATACTCGTAAGTCATTTCCATAAGCTAGGAAATTACTTGCACTAAAAAAGCTTGCAAATGTTGTATCAGTTGGTCTACCATACAAACGAACTAAATCTGATTCATTGGTTACTTGCACGATGGTATCGGTCGATCCCCATGCAAAATGTCCAACTAACGCCGCGCGTCCAGTTGAAGCATTATTAATTGTACTGGTTAGGTCTATCTCAACGCTTTCTACGCCGGGCGATATCAAAGCCATTTTTCGTTTCCTTTTAAAAGTGTGGTTAATACAAACCAACTATAATACTATTTATACACGTTTAATCGTGTTGTATCGGTGTAAATTGTTTTATTAGTTACTTATATTTATACATAGTAAATCTATATTGAAATTAATTATCCGACTTGATGCCAAATGATATTCTCTTCGCCTGTATTATCGTCACCCCAATCTAAATCTAAATCTTCTTCAGTGCCGTCATTATGTATTGCAAAAGGTTGATAATCTTTTAGATTGCTTTCAATTTCATTTTTAAATACATCAGCACCGACCCTATTATCATTATCGGTATAATCTTCGAATTGTTGCCAAGTTGTTAAGTATGCAAATATAACTAAAGTCATTACCATATCATCGTGAGGATCTTCACCTTCTGGATCAGCCTCCCAAGAATTTCTAACCTCAATAAAATTATACAATTCATTTATTGTGTCTTCGTCATTTACGACTAGATAATCTTTTTCGATTAGGTCTTTTAAAGTAACACAACCTACAGCTTTTGAACGCTTAGTCTGTTTCATACCCAAATCGTCCATAGATTCACATATGACATTTTCATATTCCAAGTGAGTATAAAGTTCACCCGCGACTGAATAACCAATATCGTTTAACTCTACCAATACGAATGCCATATTGTACATGGTTGCATATTTCATAATAACCGATGGGTATAGTAAATAACTCAATTTATTATTTCTATATCTAGCTACTTGTTGGTATGGATAGGCGGTAACATCAATTACGGAAAATGCGGAATAATCCTGACTCTTACCTTGCCCACTATCCACCGTTAATATATATTTTCGTTCTGGATCTGGTTCAAAGAATTGTCTAAACAATTTATCTTCATCTTCAAATATAGGTTCTAGTGCCTCTAACTTGGTTAATTTATACCCATTGATTAGTGTACCAGAAGTACCCAAAAATTCGCAATTGTGAGTTTCTATTCCATTAGCTAAAAATTTGTTGCCACCATCAACGCCTCTAATATCGTATAGTGTGACTTTTTCTTCTACATATTTAATATATCTGACAGTCTTTGTTCCATCTGTAGATGGAACGATATCGCCAACTTTTACATCTATTGCTTCAATGTTTATTTTTAATCCATTGACAATGACAATAAATATATGCTCCCTACTACTTTTTAACTCAGTTCCATCGTCAAATGTGAAGTGTAAATATCCATCGTGTTCTACTTTAA